TTCTATGTTAAACGGTTTGAAAATCAATTGGGGTTGGGTGCTTGCTAATAGTTCTGTCGGATCTGTTACGTTTACTTCTGCTTTTACGACTAATGCTTTTGTAGTAACTGCTACTAGTAATACTACTGTTACTACGTATCAAGCTGCTGTTACTGCTTGGACAAACACTGGAGCTACCATTCTCACAGGAAATGCTACCTCTACGAATGTATTCTGGATGGCAATAGGAGCGTAAAATGGCAATACCTGTAGACAGAAATACATTTAAAGAATATTGCCTCCGCAGACTTGGTAAACCATTAAATGAAATAAACATTGACGAAGATCAGTTACAAGATCGTATAGATGATGCTCTTCAGTATTTTTGGGATTATCATTTTTCCGGTTCAGAAAAAACATATTACAAATATCAAGTTCAACCACAAGATCGCACAAACAAATATATTACTTTGCCAGATAATATTATCGGTGTTGTTAATATGTTTCCAGTCGGTCAGGCATTAAACACTAATAATTTGTTTAATATCCGTTATCAGATTGCATTAAATGATCTTTATACATTGACATCAGTTTCTATGGTTCCTTATTATATGGCACTACAGCATGTTCAATTCCTAGAACAGATGTTAGTTGGTCAACAACCATTAAGATATAATCGTTATATTAATCGTTGTTATATTGATATGGATTGGAGTATTGTAAATGTTGGAGATTATATAATTCTAGAAGCATATCAGGTTGTTGATCCTGCTGTTTATACAAAAGTTTGGACAGATCGTTGGTTACAACGTTACGCAACATGTTTAATTAAACAACAATATGGAACTAATTTAAAAAAATATGGTGATATGCCATTACCTGGTGGAATAAAGTTTAATGGGCAAAAGATTTATGATGAAGCCACAGAAGAACGTAAAGAATTGGAAGATGAGATGATCAACAGCTATTCTCTTCCAATAACTGATTTTATAGGTTAGTAAATTGGCCACAAATTTTTTCTATAATAACTTCCAAGCTTCTGAAGAGCAGAATCTGCTTGATAGTTTAATTATAGAATCAATTAAAATTTATGGAAATGACGTTTATTATATTCCACGTAAACTTCATAATTATGATTCGGTTTACGGAGCAGATGATCAATCTTCATACGATCTTGCTATATTAATAGAAATGTATATTAGATCATATGATGGGTTTAAAGGCGACGGAAACTTTATGTCAAAATTTGGCATTGAAATTAGAGATCAAGTTATATTTTCTGTTTCTCAACGTATATTTGATGATGAAGTTGGAACAATAACAACACAACCAAGACCAAATGAAGGTGATTTAATTTATTTTCCTTTAAATCAAAAATGTTTTCAAATCAAATATGTTGAAAAGTTTGAAATGTTTTACCCACTTGGTAAACTATATACATGGGAAGTAACTTGTGAACTATTTGAATATTCTAATGAAAGATTATCAACTGGTATTCCAGAAATTGATATTCTCCAGAAAGAATTTGATATTAATGCCATTGATTGGTCTGTTAAATATGACACAGACGTTTCAGGATCAACATCTGGTTCTATATTAGACGAAGATGGAAACTATATAGTTCTTGAAGGTTCGTCAACAGAAGATAAAGTAGTCGCAGATGATTCAAGCGAAATACAAAAAGAATCTAATAATATTGTCGATTTTAGTGTAACGGATCCATTTAGTGAAGGTCATATTTAATGTTCGGTCAAACATATTATCACAGTTTAATAAGAAAATATGTTATACTTGTTGGTACTCTTTTCAACGATATTCGTATTGTAAAAACTGATTCTTCGAATACGGAAGTTTCTCTTGTACGTGTGCCAATTACATATGGTCCAAAAGATAAAATGCTTGCTAGAGTTTTTCAAGACCCTAACATCAATAGACCAACAGCAACAGCACCATTACCTATGATTTCATTTGAAATGGGTAAGATGGAATATGATGGTTCTAGAAAGCTGCATACTACTGGAAGAATGGCAGTTCAAGCAAATAGTAATTTTTTCAATTATGAATATAATCCAGTTCCATATAATATAGATTTTAAAGTTTCAATTTATGCTAAAAACGTAGAAGATGGAACTAAAATAGTAGAACAGATATTACCATTTTTTACTCCGGACTGGACAACAAGAGTGAAATTAATTCCAGAAATGAACATTACTATGGATATTCCTGTTGTTTTGAATGATATATCTTATAAAGATAATTATGATGGAGACCTAAAAGACAGAAGGCAAATAATTTGGGACTTAGACATGACCGTAAAAGGTTATCTTTATGGCCCAACTAAAACTTCTGGAATTATTAAATTTGCTAATGTTTCTTTTTATATACCCAGTGTTCCTGATGGTGAATTAGCAACAGCTGTTGGTAACACATCCCCGTCTTACAGAATAACTGAACAGCCTGGTTTGACTGCTAATGGTCAACCAACTTCTAATATAGCTTTAACAATACCTTATGCTGAAATTAACGCGACCGATGATTATGGATTCGTTGAAGGCATTTATGATATAGAGGACTTGGAATGAATGATGAAGAAGATCCGATTGGCCTTGCTCTTGGCTTAGAACCATTTGAAGAAAAAACTTCCCAAATTGAAAAATTAATTGTAGAATCTCATAACGATTCTGCGAATAAAGATTTTGAATACGCTAGAGCCAATTTGTACGATATGATAGAAGAAGGTAAAGAAGCTATGTTTAAATTGGCTGAAATAGCTTCATCTTCACAACATCCACGATCTTTTGAGGTTTATGCTAAACTTATGGATACGATGATGAATGCAAATGAAAAATTATTAGATTTACAAGAAAGAATACGAGATATAAAATATTCTGATATGCCAATTAATGAAAATGCTAAAAATATTACTAATAATTTGTTTGTTGGTTCCACTGCAGAACTACAAAAAGTATTGAAAGATATGAAAAAAGAAGATGAATGACGAAATAAAAGGTGGTTATAAGGGTAATGTACTCCTTAAAAAATCTAATCAATCTATAGAATGGACTCAAGAATTAGTTCAAGAGTATGTTAAGTGCTCTGAGAACCCAGTGTATTTTATCGAAACATATATGAAAATTATTAATGTTGATCAGGGTCTTGTGAGTTTTAAATTATACGATTATCAGAAAGAAATGATTACATCATTTAAAGATAATCGTAATAGTATTATTACTACTGCTCGTCAGGCAGGTAAATCTACAACAACTTGCGGTTTCATACTTTGGTATATTATTTTTAATCCAGAAAAAACTGTTGCACTACTGGCCAACAAAGGAGATACGGCTCGAGAAATTCTTGGGCGTGTTCAGCTTGCATATCAACATCTACCAAAATGGCTCCAACAAGGTGTTAATGAATGGAATAAAGGTTCATTCGTTTTAGAAAATAACTCCAGAGTAATAGCTTCGGCAACTTCTACAAGTGCTATTCGTGGTTATTCTATCAATCTATTGTTTATCGACGAAGCAGCATTTATTGATAACTGGGAAGAATTCTTCACTTCAGTATATCCTACGATTTCTTCTGGTTCTGAATCTAAAATTATTCTTGTTTCTACACCAAACGGTTTGAATCATTTTTATAGTACTTGGGTTAATGCATTAGAACAAAGAAACGGTTATAATGCTATTTTAGTTGATTGGCAAAAAGTTCCTGGCAGAGATGAAAACTGGAAACAGCAAACTCTGGCAGGTATGAATTTTGATTTAGAAAAATTTGACCAAGAGTATAATTGTGAATTTTTAGGTTCATCCGGAACTCTTATTGCTGGTTGGAAATTAAAAGAACTTGTCCATCAAACTCCGGTAATAGAAAAAGAAGGCTTAATACAATACTTTGAACCAAAAAAAGGTCACGTCTATATGATGGTATGCGACGTGTCAAGAGGTAAGGGTTTAGACTATTCAGCTTTTCAATTAGTTGATGTTACCATGATGCCTTATCAACAGACATGCGTTTACAGAAATAATGCCGTAACTCCTATTGATTATGCAGATGTTATTCATAGAGTTGCTAAAGCATACAATAATGCAGCAGTTCTTGTTGAAATTAATGATATTGGTGAACAGGTTTCTCATTCTTTACATTATGATTTTGGTTACGAACATATATTATTCACAGAAAATGCTGGTCGTTCTGGAAAAAGAATTACATTAGGTTTTGGAGGTAAGTCGGCAGACAAGGGGATAAGAACGACTAAAATTGTTAAATCAATTGGTTGTTCAATTTTAAAATTGTTGATAGAACAGAACCAATTTATTGTCAACGATTTTCATACAATTAATGAATTATCGACTTTTTCTAAAAAAGGAACATCCTACGAAGCAGAACCTGGAAGGCATGACGATTTGGTTATGTGTTTGGTTCTATATGCTTGGCTTTCTGATCAGGATTATTTTAGAGAATACACCAATATAAATACGCTTAACTCACTAAGGGATAAAACAGAAGAAGATATTGAACAAGATTTGGCGCCTTTCGGGTTTATGGAGGACGGAAGAGGCGATTTGATTGACGAAACTTTTGAAACATACCATCCTGATGCTTGGATGTTCAATCAACCTCCTGATTTTTAGTTAAAAGACAAGATTTAATAAATAATTTTAAATTAGAATTATTAATTCTTGTTCAAAAGGAGAAAACTAAATGGCTACTTTACTTAGTCCAGGCGTAAATGTATCTGAAATTGATCTCACTACAATTGTCCCTGCCGTATCAACATCGGTAGGCGCTATTGCTGGCCTTTTTCATTGGGGTCCAGTTGGTCAAAGAGTTTTAGTTGATAGCGAAAAAACTCTCTATAATATGTTCCAAAAACCAACTGGTTATAATGCAGAAACTTGGTTTACTGCAGCTAACTTTCTTTCATATACTAATGCTCTTTACGTTGTTCGCGCTGCTAATACCAGCGGAGCTGTTTCTAATGGAACTTTTACTAGTGCAGCTAATTCAACAGTTTCTAATAACGTTTTTGTTTTGACTTCAGGTAACACTAGTGGCATTTTCGCTAATATGTTTGTGACACAAACTTCAAATTCTACAGTTGCTCCTGCCGGTAATACAGTAACAGTGGCAAGCGTTGTTAACTCAACTGCAATTACTCTCTCAAGTAATACAAATTCAAATTCTCAAGTAACTCTTTATTTCGGTTGGCCTTATACAACTTATACTGCTGTAGGTTTGGAGCCTGGCGCTTACTCTGCTAACTTGGTTAATCAAATTGTAATTAATGACAATGCTTATGCATACAAAAAAGGTTTATTTGATAATGGCGTTACTTGGCTTGCTAATTATCCAGGCGAATTCGGTAACTCAATAAGAGTTTCAGTAGTAGATAATGCTAATACATATGCTTCTAATGTCGCTCTTGGTAACACTACAGTAAACGGTTCTTTCAGCCTCTCGACTGGTTCGAATCTAGGTGATTTTGAATTTAGCGGAACTGGTGCTGGAACATTTGCCAATAATGTTATTGCCAGTCTAACAATCGGCGATCAGATTAAAACTGGTAATTCATCAATTGGTATTCAATATATGAAAGTTGTTAGCATTGGTAATACTTATGTCAATGGGTCTAATACAGCTTTTGCAGTAACTTTTGATGCACCATATAGACTAACAACAACATATTCTTCGAACACCGTTCAAAGACAATGGGAATTCTTTAACGTATTTGGCACTCCTCCTGGTCAGTCTGCATGGCAAGCCGCTCAAGGTAATACCTACGCAAACGACGAAATGCATCTAGTTGTTGTAGATAATTTAGGTAAATTTACTGGTGTTCCAGGAACGATTCTTGAATCTTATAAAGGTCTTTCTAGAGCAACAAACGCTAAAAACCTTGATACTACTACAAATTATTATGTTAATGTAATCAATCAACAGTCTCAGTATATCTATTGGGGAGCTGATAGACCTAATGCGCCTTCAAACAACGCAACAAATCTAATAAGCACCTCAACGACAGTTCCTGGTAACTATTATTTCACATTGGGTCAGAATGGTTACGACGAATCAACAGTTGCATTATCAACAATTTCTTCTGCATACGATCTGTTCTCTTCTAAAGAGGATGTTGATGTTTCTATCATTCTACAGGGTCGTCCATTAGGTGGTACCACCTCTAGTGGAGGTCAAACTGTTTATAATTATTTGCTATCTAATTATATCGTACAAAATATTGTTGATGGGCCTCCAAATCCAAATTCAACAAACGGAAGAAAAGATTGCGTTGCTGTAATTTCTCCGGATAAAACAACAACCATCAATAATGTTGGCCAAGAAGCAACTTCTCTAGTTAATTGGAGAAACGTAATTGGTAGTTCTTCTTATGCAGTAATGGATAGCGGTTATAAGTATCAGTACGATCGCTATAATGACATCTATCGTTGGGTTCCATTGAATGGTGATATCGGCGGTCTAATGGCAAGAACAGACAACACTAATGACGCATGGTGGTCGCCAGCTGGTTACAACCGTGGTCAGATTAAAAACGTTGTTAAACTTGCATATAACCCAAGACAAGCTGATAGAGATCTATTATACGTCAACGGTGTTAATCCGGTTGTTACATTCCCTGGTCAGGGAACTGTATTGTATGGCGATAAAACTCTACAGTCAAAACCATCAGCATTCGATCGTATTAACGTTCGTAGGTTGTTTATTGTTCTCGAAAAGGCAATTTCACTTGCCGCTAAATATTCACTCTTTGAGTTCAATGATACATTTACTCAAAATCAATTCAAGAACACTGTTATTCCTTACCTTCGCCAAATTCAAGGCAAAAGAGGTATTACAGACTTCTTGGTTGTTTGCGACGCAACGAACAATACTCCTGCTGTTGTTGATGCCAATCAATTTGTTGGCGATATTTACATCAAACCAGCAAGAAGCATCAACTTCATCCAGTTGAACTTCGTAGCAGTTGGAACTGGTGTTCAATTCTCAACAGTTGTTGGTCAGTTTTAATAAATAATTGAAACGCTCAAAGGAGTATTAACATATGTTTAATATTAACGAATTTAAACAAAATGGTCTAGTCGCTGGCGGCGCTAGACCATCCCTCTTCAAAGTATTATTAACTCCGCCAGGTAAGCTAGGATTACAGCAAAATTTATCTCAGCAGTTCTCTTTCGTTTGTAGAGCTGCAGAGCTACCAGCTTCTGAAGTTGCTTCTTTTGACATTCCATATTTCGGAAGAAAAGTAAAATTAGCTGGCGATAGAACTTTTGCTGATTGGCGTGTGACAGTAATGAACGATGAAGATTTCCGTATGAGATCTATGTTTGAGTATTGGTCAAACTCAATAAATAGCATGGAATCAAATATTAGATATCTAACTGCAGAATCTTATAAGTCACCAATTCATATTTATCAATATTCTAAAGATGGAAATATCATTAGAGGTTACGATATGGTTGGTGCTTTCCCAACTGTTGTTGATGCTATCTCTGTAGATTGGAATTCAACTAATCAGATTGAAGAATTTACTGTAACATTCTCTTATGATTATTGGCTACCACTTGACGAAATTAGCGATATTACATTCTTTAATGATGCTACTACACCAAAAACTATAGATTAATAATTTTTATTTTGATGAGAGGGGAGACATTCTCCCCTCATTTTTGGAGAATTAAATGGCAGAAACTATTCCTTACACTTACCTAATAGGATGGTCAGATCTAGACGTATGGTATTACGGTTGTAGGTTTGCCAAAGGATGCAATCCATCAGATTTATGGAATAGTTACTTTACTTCTTCGAAATATGTAAAAGAATTTGTTGATTGTTTTGGGCCTCCAGATGTTAAAGAAATACGTAAAATTTTTATTAATACAAAATCTGCTCGTATTTGGGAAAATAAAGTATTAAAAAGAATGAAAGTTGTAGATAAAGATAATTGGATAAATAAAACAGACAATATTTCTATAGATCCTAAATTGGCTGGTCATGGAAAAGGAAAATATTGGTTAGGAAAAAATAATTCGAATCATTGTAGATTTGGAACAAAAATGTCAGAAGAAAATCGTGAATTATTAAAATATAAAAGATCTGAACAAACAAAATTAAAAATGAAAATTTCTAGAAAAAAATTATTTGAAAATGGTTTTATTTCGCCAAATCCTTCCCTCAGAGAAGATGTTAAAATAAAAATGTCAAAAACTCGCAGAGAAAAAGATTTAGCTAAAGGCGAAAACAATGGTATGTATGGTAAACAACATTCCGAAGAAACTAAGTTGAAAATGTCTTTAGCTGCTAAAAACAGAAAGAAAAAGTGATATGGTAAGTTTATTCGGTTTCGAATTCAAGCGCAAAGTTAAAGACGCAGATCCACTTCCCTCGTTTGCTCCCAAGGATTCAGATGATGGTGCAGTAGTCATTGCGGCTGGAGGCGCTTATGGTACATATGTTGACCTTGATGGCACAGTAAGAACAGAAGCAGAATTAGTAACAAAATATCGTGAAATGTCTTTGCATCCAGAGTGCGATGCAGCAGTTGATGAAATTGTTAATGAATCTATTTCTATTGACGAAGAAAACATTGTAACAATTAATTTAGATGATTTAAAATTATCTGATAATATTAAAAAAGCAATTAACGAAGAATTCGAAAATTGTTTAAATATTTTAGATTTTAATAATCATGCTTATGAAATTTATCGCCGTTGGTATGTTGATGGTAGATTATATTATCATGTAATTGTTGACCCAAAAGACCCAAAATCTGGTATTAAAGAAGTAAGATATATTGACCCTAGAAAAATCCGTAAAGTTCGTGAAATTTCTAAGAAAAGAGTTGCATCTGAAAATCCTGGAGATGCATCAATTGGTAAAGTTGTTAACGAATATTTTATTTTTAACGACAAAGGTTTCAACTATGGTAATAAAGTAGTTGGCCCTTCAACTACAGGTTTGAAAATTGCGAAAGATTCTATACTTCATATTGTTTCTGGTCTTACTGATAACCAAGGGACTATGGTTCTTTCTTATTTGCATAAGGCCATCAAAGCATTAAATCAATTAAGAACTCTTGAAGATGCTTTGGTCATTTACCGTTTATCGCGTGCTCCTGAAAGAAGAATTTGGTATATTGATGTTGGAAATCTACCAAAAATGAAAGCTGAGCAATACGTTCGTGATATTATGGTTAAACATAAAAACAGATTAATTTACGATGGTAGTACTGGCGAAGTAAGAGACGAT